AACGTAACACACGTTTTATCCTCACTTGTAATTTTATAGAGCGTATTATAGATCCGCTTCAATCAAGGTGCCAAACATTAAAAATAGTACCACCAAGTAAAAAAGAAGTAGCAAAACACATAAAAGAGATACTAGATAAAGAACAAACAAAGTTCGAAATTGAAGCTCTTGTTAACATAGTTAATAAACATCATCCGGATATACGAAAAATGCTAAATACAATTCAGTTATCAACTAAGGATAATGAATTAGTATTGGATGAATCTATTTTAGTATCATCAAACTATATAAAACAGATTATAGAAGAGCTAAAACTAAAGAAAACCGATTTTAGAAAATTAAGACAAATAATAGCCGATTCTCAAGTACGTGATTTTGAAGAATTATATAGAGCATTATTTGATCATGCTTCGGAATATGCCATTGGTAGAGAAGGAAGTATAGCAATAATTTTGAATGAGCATCAATATCATTCTAACTTTCGTATTGATAAGGAAGTCAATATCGCAAGTGCATTAGCAAAAATAATTGAAATAAAAAAACCACAAGTGATATGAAAATAGGAATTATAGGACAAGGTTTTGTAGGTAATGCTGTTTATAATGGATTAAAGGATTTTTTTAAAATTGAAACTTATGATATAGCTTTACCGTCTACTTGTAATTCTCTTAATGAATTAGCATCTAAATCAGACATTATATTTACATGTTTACCTACCCCAATGGAAAAAAATGGGAAATGCCATTTAAACATAGTAGAAAATGTTCTAAATAAATTAGATTTAAGAAAAGAATCTAAAATCATAATAATTAAATCAACAGTACCTCCTGGTACTACTAAAGAATGGAATGTAAAATATAAAAATTTACAAATAGTCTTTAATCCTGAATTTTTAACTGAAGCAAATGCTGTTAATGATTTCAAAAACCAAAACAGAATCATAATAGGGGGCCCTAAAAAACCAACTTCACAAGTTCGTAGAATATTTGTAAAAGCTTTTCCAAAAGTTAAAATTATAAAAACTGATTCAACTTATGCTGAAATGGTTAAATATGTTACTAATAGTTTTTTAGCAACTAAAGTATCATTTGCAAATGAAATGTATCAAATATGTGAGGAATTAAATATAGACTATGATAAAATTATTGAGTATGCTATTCAAGATGAAAGATTAGGATATTCACATTGGAGTGTACCTGGACCTGATGGTGACTTTGGGTATGGGGGACACTGTTTTCCTAAAGATATAAAAGCTTTAATATCACTAGCTCATGATTTAAATGTGTTTCCAAGAATGCTAACAGCAGTTGATTGTAAAAATAATGATGTTAGAACAGATAGAGATTGGGAAAGACAAGAAGGAAGAGCAATTATTAATAATATAAAATAAGAAAAATGAAAGGCCCACAACAACAAGGACTAAATATAGATTTTAAAAATACAACAATGATAGAAGGTTTTGACGGAGGATTATTATTCGGTCAGGCATTTGTATTAAGAAAAGTATCTAAATTCGTAGCAGGGACAGATGAAGATGCAATGCTCCCAATACCTGTATTTTATGATTTAGAGACTAAGAAAATAATTAAAGATTCTTTACCTAAAGAAATTAGAGAAGATTATAAAGACATTACTATTTAATTGAAAGATAAGATTAAAAATATATTTGATTGGTTACAACACATAACGTTGTATAAAACACCTGCTTCTGAATTTACGGATAACGACTGGGAAAAGTTTAATTCATATATGGTGCATAGATTTGTTAGTATGCATGTATATTACGTTGAAATCGCAGATTATGCGCAAAGTATGTTACCAACTATGAAAAAAGAAATATATAATTTTTATAAAGAAATGATACCAAAACGTAAAGTCTGGCTACAGTATATAAAGACTAAAAATAAGCAGATAAATAAAGAACTTGTAGAAAAAATAGCAGAATACTATGAGGTTGGAACCTCAGATGCTCGTTCATATATTAATGTTATAACGGATAAAGAGATGCCTGTTATTTTAGGAGAGATGGGATTAGATAATAAAGAAATAAAAAAGTTATTAAAATGAGTAAATTAGAAGAATTACTTTGGAGTGCTGAAGAACATGGAAAAAGAAAACAAATGTTTGAAGAAATAAATAAATTAAAACTTCAAAACCCTAAACTCACTTTAGAACAACAATACGAACAAGCATATCAAAATGTAATGAAAACATGAAAAAAAGTAAAATTATAGAAGCCTTAATTAGGCAAGCAGAAGCAGATAAATCAAAAGCTTTAATGGCATTAGATTTACTAGAAAACCAAGCGGTAGGAATTGGTGATCACACAGCAAATGATTTTTTTAAAGATGCAAATGAGGCATTAGAATTATTAGTCGAAGCTGATGATAAATTAGAAACATTAAATAAATATTGGGGCGATCAACCACTACCTTTTTAATATGGACCCAGTAAAAGCATTTGAAGAAGAATACCCTGAACTATCCCAGGAATTTAAAGTTATTCAAGATGAAATGTATAAAATGTTTGCAGCCAAACATATGGATTATGGTTTACAAAACATTTCATTAGGAGGGGATTTAACTAAAGAAAACGATAAAAAATTTTCATTAACAGGTTTAGCTATTAGGTTAACAGATAAAATTTCAAGATTAAGAAATTTACTTACTAATGGTAGAAATTTTGTTAAAGGTGAAGGAATGGAAGACACGTTTATAGATATAGCTAATTATGGTATAATTGGTATGTTAGTAGGACGTAACAAGTGGAAAAAATAAATGGCTAAAACACCAGCTATAGTAAAGGAGATACAATTATCCCCTAAAAGAGAATTAGACTATTCTTATCAAAAAAATATTTCATATTCACAATATACAATGTGGAAGAAATGTCCTAAACAATGGGCTTTACAATATAGAGATGGTCATAAAGTATATACACCTAGTATTCATACTGTATTTGGAAAAGCATTACATGAGGCATTTCAACATTACATTAAAGTAATGTATGAAAAAAGTGCTGCAGCAGCTGATAGAGAAGACATATTAGAAATACTTAAAGATCAGTTAAGAGCCCACTACCAAGAAGAATATAAGAAAAACAACAAACAACATTTTTCTAATCCAGGTGAATTAAGTGAATTTTATCAAGATGGAGTTGAAATACTAAATTACCTAAAAAAACATAGAGGTAAATATTTTTCAAAACGAGGTTGGCATTTAGTAGGAATAGAAACTCCTGTACTAATGCCTCCTGTAAAATATAATCCTAATATTTTATTTATGGGTTATCTTGACATTGTAATGTACAGTGAAAGGTTAAATAAATTTAAAATAATAGATATTAAAACATCTACTAATGGTTGGAAATTAAATTATGTTAAAAATGATGAAGACAAACAATTCCAACTTATATTATACAAAAAATTCTTTGCAGAACAATTTGGAGTAGATATAAAAGATATTGATATTGAGTTCTTTATTACAAGAAGAAAAGTTTATACTGAGGGGGATTATCCACAAAAACGATTTCAAATGTATTCTCCACCTTCGGGTAAAATAAAAATAAGTAGAGCAACTAAAGCAATAGAAGAATTTATGAGTGAATGTTTTATAAAAAATGAATACTCAACAAAAGAAATGTTACCAAATCCTTCAAAATGGAACTGTGGGTTTTGCCCCTATAAAAACGATAAAAAACTTTGTGGATTAGGTGAACATTTTTAAGTCTATACGTATGTATGGATATAAATAGTTTTACTAAATTAAAGATTATGACAGCAAAAAAAGACATGACACTAACCAGTGTAAAAGTTAAAAGTGATTTATTTGAAAATTTTAAAATAGAGTGCGTAAAACGTAAATTTTCTTTCCAGAAACTTGCCGATCGTGCAATTTATTTGTATCTTACAGATGATGATTTTAGAAGACAAATTAATAATCACAATAACCTTGAGTTATAAAAAATAAAATATGATTAATAAAGATTTTAAGTATCTTCCTAAAGATAAAAGGAAGAAAATACTCTTAATATGTGATGATATTAGAGTACATTCAGGAATAGCCACAGTGGGTAAAGAAATAGTAATGCATACTGCTCAACATTTTAACTGGGTACAAATAGCAGGAGCTATTAAACACCCAGATAAGGGTAAAGTGTTTGATTTATCTAATGAAGTAAATAAACAAACGGGTTTAACTGATTCTAATATAAAATTGTTCCCAGTTGATGGTTATGGTAATATAGAACTAGTAAGACAAATTATTAATCAAGAAAAACCAGATGCTTTAATGCTTATTACGGATCCAAGATATTTTATGTGGTTATTTAATGCTGAAGGCGAAATAAGAAAAAATATGCCTATTATATACCTTAATATTTGGGACGATTACCCCGCTCCCTTATATAATAGAGCATTTTATGAATCATGTGATTTATTAATGGGAATTTCAAAACAAACAGTAAATATTAATAAGATTGTATTAGGAGATAAAGTTAAGGATAAAATAGTAAAATATTTACCTCATGGTTTAAATCATAATATTTACCGTCCTTTAGAAACTACTGAAGAGATAAATGCAATAGAAAAAATGAAATTTGAGTTATTTGGTAAAGATGAAGTTAATTTTGTTTTATTTTTTAATTCTAGAAATATTAGAAGAAAGCAAATCCCAGATACTATGTGGGCATTTAGAATGTTTTTAGATAGTTTACCTAAAGAAAAGGCAGATAAGTGTAGATTTTTACTTCATACTGAAAAAGTACATGAAGCGGGAACAGACCTTCCCGTAGTAAGTGAGCTATTATTTGGAGATAAATACCCTAATGCTATAGTAATTGATGAAAAAAGATGGTCAACTGAACAATTAAATTTATTGTATAATATTTCTGATTGTCAAATTTTATTAACATCAAATGAAGGATGGGGATTAACCTTAACTGAGGCAATGTTAGCAGGTAATCCTATTATAGCTAATGTTACTGGTGGGATGCAAGATCAAATGAGATTTAAAGATGAAAATGGAAAATGGTTTACACCATCACCTGAAGTACCTTCAAATAATACAGGAAAATATAAAAAACATGGTGAATGGGCTTTTCCATGTTATCCTGCTTCAAGATCAATTCAGGGATCACCTATTACACCTTATATTTGGGATGATAGATGTAAGCCGGAAGATGCAGCAGATAGGATAAGGGAAGTGTATGATTTAGGTGAAGAAAAAAGAAAAGAATTAGGTGTTAAAGCCAGAGAATGGTGCTTAAGTGAAGAAGCAGGATTTACAGCTGAACATCAAGGTAAAAGATTTATAAAATTTGCTAATGAGTTATTTAATACCTGGAAACCTAGGATAGCATTTGAAGTAATAGATGCAGATGAAGATATTAGAAAAGTACAAACACATAATTTAGTATATTAATATGAAACCAACATTTATAATAAGTTGTCCAATAGATACCTACTCGGGTTATGGAGCAAGATCAAGAGATGTAGTAAAAGCTATTATTGAAATGGATAAATATGATGTAAAAATAATGCCGCAAAGATGGGGTGCTACCCCTTGGGGCTTTATAGAAGATCATAAAGATTGGGAGTTTTTAAATAAATATTTATGGCAACCAGAACCTAATAAACAATACCCAAAACCAGATATTTGGATGCAAATAACAATTCCAAATGAATTCATGCCTCAGGGACATTATAGTATAGGAATGACAGCAGGTATAGAAACTACTTTATGTAGGGCTGAATGGGTAGAAGGGTGTAATAGAATGAATATGGTAGTTGGATCTTCTAAACATACTATTCAAGTATTAAAAGATAGTAAATTTCAACAAAAAGATAATAAAACTAACCAAGTAGTAAAAAGTATAGAATTAAATACTAAAACTGAAGTATTATTTGAGGGATTTAATGAACAAACTTGGAAAAAAACTAATGAATATTTAGACTTACCAGAGATAAAGGAACAATTTTGCTTTTTATTTGTAGGACATTGGATGCAGGGAGCATTTGGTCATGATAGAAAAAATGTAGGTTTATTAGTAAAATCATTTTTAGAAACATTTAAAAATAAACAAAATCAACCTGCCCTTATAATGAAAACTTCTGGAGGAGTAGTATCATATATGGATAGGGATATTATTCTAAAAAAGATAAATGATATTAAAAAAACAGTAAAGGGTAAACTACCTAAAGTTTATTTAATACATGGTGATCTTTTAGATGAAGAAATGAATGAATTATATAACCATCCTAAAGTAAAATGTATGGTTAACATTACCAAAGGAGAAGGATTTGGTAGACCATTATTAGAATTTACTCAAACTAAAAAACCAATAATAGCTACAGGCTGGTCAGGTCATATAGATTTTCTTAAACCTGATATGAGTGTATTACTACCCGGCACTTTAGGAGATATTCATAAAAGTGTTAAAAATGATTGGTTTGTAGATGGAGCTAAATGGTTTAATGTTGATACTATGGCTTTAGGGAAGGCTTTAAAAGATATGCATAAGAATTATAAAAATTGGATTCATGGAGCTAAACAGCAAGGTAATTTTGCTAAAGAAAATTTTACATATGTTAAAATGAAAGAAAAATTTAGTAAAATATTAAAAGAAAATATAACAACTGCTCCTAAACAGGTACCTTTACAATTACCAAAACTTAAAAAAGTAGGAGGAGGAAATACTAAATCTGAACTTCCAAAATTAAAACTTCCTAAACTTAAAAAAATAGAAACATGAACTCAGATAAATTAGACATATGTCCCCGATGTGGTTCGGATGCATGTTATGTAACTGAAGTAAATCAGGATATAAATAATTATTTTTGTTATGGTTGTGGTTTTCAATCTAATACTTTAATGAGAGAAGAAGAGGAAATAATGGATGATCAATTAGCTACTTTACCAGAGTTATATAAAGATCTTAGATATGAAGACGAAACAGGTCAAGTATGGTTTCCTTCAACAGTAAATTTACCAAAACAAGGAATGGTATTTGCAAATGGATCTACAACTAAAAATTGGAAATGGGCAGCAGTTAAAGCTGTAGAGGTAACAGAAGAAGAAAAATTAAAATATCCTATCCCAGGAAAAAAAGATCAATACTATAAACATAGAATGGACATGACTACAATGAAACAATTTGAAGAACGTGACTTTATGGATGCTCTTTCGTACATTGGGGTACTACCTAGTTAAGATATGAAAATAAGTTATGCAATTCCGGTTTGTAATGAATTAAAAGAAATTCAAAGACTAGTAGGTTTTTTATTAGAAAATAAAAGACAAGAGGATGAAATAGTAATATTATTTGATTCTATTAATGGTACTAGTGAAGTTGAAACTTTTTTAAACCACTATACTAAGGATAATTTTAATTGGTTTACTTGGAGTAAATATAATTTTGATGGTCATTTTGCTAACATGAAAAATAAATTAACTGAAATGTGTAATGGAGATTATATTTTTCAAATAGATGCGGATGAAATGATTACAGAAGTTTTAATAGGTAGTTTACATGATATATTTAAAAATAATCCTGATAATGAAGTTTATTTAGTTCCCAGAGTAAATACAGTATCTGGTTTAACCCAAGAACATATTACAAAATGGAGATGGAATGTAGATAAAGAGGGTAGAGTAAATTGGCCCGATTATCAATGGCGTATTTGGAAAAACAAACCAGAAATCAAATGGGTTAATAAGGTTCATGAAAAGTTAGAAGGGTTTAAAACTTACGCCCCACTTCCTCAACATTCTAAATTAGCTTTACAACATCCTAAAACAATAGAAAGACAAGAAAAACAAAATTCTTACTACGACACATTATGATATTTTGGAGAATATTAGATAACACTCTTTACCCTATTAAAGAAACTAATGAATTAGGTTTTGAAGAATCTGAGGGGTTAAGAATTCCGGATGAATATCTTAATAAAAAAGAATTTATTGTTTTAAGAACTACTTGGGGTATAGGAGATTGGGGAATAATATCTGCAATTCCTCGTTTATTAAAAGAAAAATATCCAGATTGTAAGGTATATATTCCTTCTTCTTTATTAGTTAAAAAAATATTTGGGGTAGATACTAACTTAATGTATGATATTTTTAATAATAATCCCTATGTGGATGGATTTAAAGATTCAATAAAAGGAGAAATTTTTCATGATCATTATAGAATTTATAACAAAGATAAAAAGGATATTCCACTTACGGAACAAATACTTAAATTTTGGCAGTTTAATGAAGATGAATATAAGGATTCTCAACCGGAATTATATTGGTCTGAAAAAGAAATTAAATTAGGAAATCAAATAATTGAAAAATATATAGGAAATAAAAATTTTGGGTGTTTTTTACTTTCGGAAAGATTTGGAACTCAAAGGGGTCAATTAGATAAAAAAACTTTACAAAAAGAAACTAAAGTTCTTACTAAAGTATTAAAAGATAATAATTTACCCTATTTTTATTGGTCTTATAAACCTTTAAAAACTACCCCTTTTAATTTTATAAATAAAATTTTAAATTTAAGGCATGTTAGTTTAAGAATTCAACTTTATATTAAATCTAGAGCTAAAATAAATATAAGTAATCAATGTGGTACTAACCATTTAGTAGTAAGGTATTCTAAAATTTATGAATCTCAGAGGCAATCTTCTTTAGGAATGAATTTTGTAAAAGGAATAAATTATATATGAATAAAAAAGTAGTCTATACAGCTATATTTGGGGGATATGATGAACTCCCAGATCCTCAATTTATACCTGAAGGTTGGGATTTTATATGTTTTACTGATAGTAATATTAAATCTAATATATGGGAAGTTAAAAAAGTTCCTGCAATATATAAAGATCCTACTAGAAATGCTAGAAAATATAAAATTTTACCCCATAGATGGTTTCCTAATTATGAGTATAGTTTGTGGGTGGATGGGAATATCTTAATAAGAAATAATATTAATGAGTTAATACCTGAATATTTAAATAAAGTAAATATAGCAGTACATGACCATAATCAAAATCAGTTAGATCCTAGAAATTGTGTATATCAAGAAGCACAGGCTATTTTTTACTTTGGTAAAAGGAATGGGAATTATAAAGATGATCCTAATATTATTCAAAAACAAATACAAAGATATGCTGATGAAGGATATCCTTCTCATAATAGTTTAGCAGTTACTATGCAATTATTAAGAAAACATAATAAAAAAGATTGTATAAAAATTATGGAACAGTGGTGGGAAGAAATAAAATACGGGAGTAAAAGAGACCAATTAAGTTTTAACTATTCAATTTGGAAAACTAATACTTCCTTTGTATATTTTAAAGGAGATTCAAGAAACACAAAATACTTTTTACACACAGGAAAACATAAAGGAAAAAAATAATGAAAAATATTTTATTTACTACACATTTAGATGATAATTTTATAGATGGAGCCCTTGTTATGATCTATTCTATGAAAAAAAATGTTAAAAATTTTATGGATTATCCCATAAAAATAATGCATAGTACTGAAATAGCAGGAATATCTATAGAAAATCAATCTAAACTAAAAAAATTAGTTCCACATATTGAATTTGAAGATATAAATAGAAATGAATATATTAATGCTCCTGTTAAATATCCTAAACATAGAACTGCTTTTTTATCTTTAGAATGTTTTAGACCCTCTAATTATGATAAAGTATTCTTTTTTGATTGTGACATGCTTTGCATACGGGACATTTCTGAGGGTATAGAAAATTCTCCAAATGATCATGTTTCAGGGTGTGGGGGAAGTCCTAAAGATATAAATTGTGGGTTAATGGTTATTGGAAAAAAATATTTGGATGAAAAAACATATAGAGATATGGTTGATAGCATATCTAAATTTGGAACTACTAGATTATTCACACAGCATATGATTAATCATGTTATTCCATCCTTTAATTTGCTTCCTGAGGGTTATAATTGGAAAGTATCTCCCCAGGGACATCTAACCCATAACTATAAAATTACAGAAGATACTAGAATAATTCATTGGGCAGGTGCTTTACCTACAGGAAATAGACCAGTATTTAGTAAACCTTGGGAACAAAAGGAAGACGAGAATGAATTATCAAAATTATGGTATAAATATAAAAAAGAAATGATATCAGAAATTCAGTAATAGGTTATGGAAAAGATATATTCAAAAATAATTCCTAATAGGTTATTACATATAGTAGTAAGAAAAAATAATTTAAAACCTGGCAGGACAGATATAGTACCTGCGGATAATTTTATTCAATGTGCTACTTTAAGAATGGAAAATAAAAAAACATTTCCACCTCATAAGCATATATGGAAAGAAAGAACTAGGAATGTTATAGCCCAGGAAAGTTGGATAGTAATTCAGGGCAAGGTTAAATGCCATTTTTATGATTTAGACAATACTATAATAATGGAACCTATATTAAAACCCGGAGATGCTAGCTTTACGTTAGAGGGTGCCCATACATATACAATATTACAAGATGATACATTAGTATATGAATATAAAACCGGTCCATATGAGGGACGGGAGTTAGATAAAGAATTTATAAAAAATAAAAATGAAAAAAATAAAGTATAATATATGGCCTGTAGGTAAATTACCTAAAAAATGGCAACGACCTGAATTAGACCAAATAAAAGAAAAAGGATATGATTGGAAAGATCCTAGGGATGTAATTGATATATTTGAAAAAAAAGTTGCAAAATTTGCGGGAAGTAAATATGCTGTAGCTGTTGATTGTTGTTCACATGGATTATTTTTATGTATGAAATATTTAGAATGTAAAGGTACTATTACTATTCCAAAAAATACATATGTATCTACCCCTATGCAAATATTACACGCCGGATGTAAAGTTAAATTTGAAGATTTAGAATGGAGTGGAGTCTACCAATTAAAACCTTATCCTATATGGGATGGTGCTGTTAGGTGGACAAAGAATATGTTTGTAGGGGGGGATGCTTTACAAGTTGTATCTTTTCAAATTAAAAAAAGAATTCCAATTGGAAGAGGAGGGATGATAATGACTAATAGTAAGAAAGCTTATGATTGGTTAAAATATGCTTCTTATGATGGTAGGGATTTAAATACATACTATGCTGATGATAATTTTAAAATGATAGGATGGCATTATTATATGACACCAGAAGATGCAGCTAGGGGTATATTATTAATGGATCAAATTCCGGATTTTAATCAAGATACAGGTCATTCTAATACATATTCGGATTTATCAAGTAAAAAAATATTTAAATAATGAAAAAAGCATTTATTACTGGTATAAATGGGCAGGATGGTTCCTATTTAGCTGAATATCTTTTAGAACTAGGTTATAAAGTTTATGGTATTGTTAGAAGACACTCGGTAGCAGAAGAACAAAATACTAGAATTCAACAAATACAACCTAATTTAATAACTTATTATGGGGATTTATTAGATCAGGGGGGAATAGAAAGATTATTAGATAAAATCCAACCCGATGAAATTTATAATCTTGCTGCTCAGTCCCATGTTAGAATTAGTTTTGATATCCCTCAATTTACGGTTCAAACAAATTCCATAGGGGTACTAAATATTTTAGAGGCATATCGTAGATCTTGCCCTAAAGCTAAATTTTATCAAGCCAGTAGTTCTGAAATGTTTGGGTTATCTGTAGAAGAAGATAATTTTCAAAGAGAAACAACTATAATGAACCCAGTTTCACCTTATGGATGCTCAAAAGTATTTGGGTATAATGTAGTAAGAAATTATAGACGTGCTTATGGGTTACACGCAACTAATGGTATTTTATTTAATCATGAATCTCCTAGAAGAGGCAGTAATTTTGTAACAAATAAAGTAGCTAAAGCAGCAGCTAGGATAAAGTTAGGTTTACAAGATAAATTAGAATTAGGTAATATGGATTCTTATAGGGATTGGGGTCATTCATATGATTATGTAAGAGCTATGTATTTAATATTACAACATGATAAGCCTGATGATTGGGTAGTATCAACTATGGAAACCCATTCAGTTAGGGAAATGTGTAAGTTAGTTTTCAATCATTTAGATTTAGATTATAAAAATTATGTAAAACAGAATCCTAAATTTTTAAGACCTGAAGAATTACCTTATTTAAAGGGGGATTCTACTAAAATTAGAACTGAGTTAGGATGGAAACCTACGTACACATTTAAAAAAATGATGGAAGAAATGACCGACTATTGGTTAGAATTTTTTAAAAAAAACAATTAATTAATACAAAAAATGAAAATATTAAAATTTGATAAAAAAATTTATCCTTTTGATAAATTATTATCTTCACTATATGATTATAATCTTAATGAATTAAATGATAATCTTGATCATTCACAAGGAGCCGTTGGAATGGACACTGACTCTATTTGGCATAGTATATTTTATGATAAATTAAGAGCAGGATGGCCAGAATTCATTGAATTATATAAATCATTTATTCAAAACGTTATAGGTCCAATGTTCACTGAAGAATCGAAGCTAATATACCAAAAAACCCCATCCTTTAGAGTTAACCAACCAGAGGGTAAAGCTATATACACTCCTCACTGTGACGGAGATCATCTCCATAAACACCCTACGGGAGAAATTAATATTATAATGCCCTTAACTAAGATGTGGGATACAAATGGGGTTTATATAGAGTCTATTCCTGGTTTAGCCGATTATAAGTCCCGTCCTATGGAATTTGGAGAATTTATAATGTTTTATGGAAATAAATTAAGACATCATAATAAATTTAACAACACAGGGGTTACAAGATGTAGTTTTGATTTTAGAGTTATACCCCCTGTAAATTATGATAGTTCATATAATGGAGAAAGTGCGACAATGAGTAATAAGTTTATTATTGGTGAGTATTATAATATCTTAAATATAAATAAAAATAAATAATTATGAAATTATTAGTAACAGGAGGTACCGGGCTAGTAGGGTCAGCAATAGATAATGCTGATGTTAAAATTAGCTCTAAAGATGTAGATTTAAAAGATTTTCATGAAACAAAAGCAGCTTTTAAGGTGTTAAAACCTACTCATGTAATCCATTGTGCGGGTAGAGTAGGTGGTTTAGGGGGTAATCTTAATGCTAAGGGAGAATATTATTATGATAATATAATGATAAATACTAATGTTATTGAAGCATGTAGAACAAGTGGCGTAAAAAAGTTAGTTTGTTTTTTATCAACATGCGTCTTTCCTGATAAGACAGAATACCCTCTAACTGAAGATAAAATTCACTTAGGAGAACCACATAATTCTAATTTTGGATATGCATATGCAAAGAGAATGGCTGATGTGCAAATACAAGCTTATAGAGAACAATATGGATTAAATTATATGTCTGTGATTCCAACTAATATATACGGACCAAATGATAATTTTGATATAGAAAATGGCCATGTTTTACCCTCATTAATCCATAAATGTTATTTAGCAAAGAAAAACAACACAGATTTTGAAGTATGGGGGTCAGGTAAACCTCTAAGAGAATTTTTATATTCTAAAGATGTTGCAAAAATATGTAGTTTATTACTAGAAAAATATGATAGTAATAAGCCTATTATATTAACTTCATCTAAAGAATATTCAATTAAACAAATAGTCGAAATAATAGTTAATATAATGGATTTTAAAGGTAAAGTAAAATGGCTATCAGATAAACCTGATGGGCAGTATAGAAAGCCAGCGGATAATTCAAAATTATTATCAATATTACCTGAATTTGAATTCACTCCTTTGGAAATAGGATTAAGAGAAACTATAGAGTGGTTTATAAAAAATTATAATAAAGTTAGAAAGTGAATGTAGCTATTTTACAAAATTTTATATTAACTAAATCTAAACGTTTAAAAATTTTTAGAAAAACTTTTCCCTCTTTTGCACAATATTTTAGGGATAATAATTTTTATATAAATTATAACACTGATATAAATTTTAATAAAGTCTATTCTATTTATGAAAATGAAATTCCTCCTCAAAATTTAAATTTTTATAATAATTTAACTAAAGATTGGGGTAAAATAATTCAAAGTATGTTATTAGATATCAACGAGGATTATGTACTAATTATACCCGAGGATTTTAAGATAGTTACAAAAGATAAATTTTACTTTAAAAATTTATTTAGGGAATTTATAGAATATGAATGTGATTATATGCTAATGCATAGAATTGAAGATGTTAAAAATTATGGTACTAACCCTCAATATTTACCCTTATATGATTCAAAAGAATATTTACATGTTGTTAGTAGTTTAAAGTATCCCGGTAGTTGTTTATCTTCTGTAGCACTTTATAAAAAGGATTTTCTTAATGAATTTCTTACTATATATAATACCAATCAAAAATCTAATAGATTTTCATTAGCATTACCTAATTGTTATGAATGGTTTTCTCATGGTGAAGGAATTTTACACTCGTTAGTAGGTAATAGAAAATTTGCTATACCCAAAAAAGCAGTAGTACAACATTATGAGCCCCTTGGTTTAAAACAAAGAAAGGTTATATAAAATGAAAAAATTAAAAATATACATACCTACCTGTGACAATTATTTATGGTTAATTAAACCATTTATGTTCCTTTTTAATAAATTTTGGGATGATACTACGGAAGTAGTTTATTTAGGCTATAACCCTCCTAATTTTAAATTACCCAAAAACTGCACATTTATTTCCTTAGGTAAGGATGATAATCTTAAATACTACTCAGACGATTTAAGAAATTATTTTATGTCTATAGATGATGAGTATGTAATAACCTGTGTTGATGATAATTTTTTAGTAGATTATGTGAACGTTAATCTTTATAATACTATTATTAAATATTTAGATGTTAATAAAAAAGTTGGTAGAGTTAGTTTAACTAGAGATTTAGTAACACGACCCCATTATTATTTAGATACTATAGACGGTATTGACATAGTTAGCGCTTCCGATGAAGCAGAGTATAGAGTAAGTGTAGCCTGGTCTATTTACAAAAGAGATTTTTTAATAGAATTATATAAATCAGGTAGAACTCCTTGGACTTTAGAAAAAGAAGGTACAATCCAATCTAAAAATAAAAAATATGATATTATTTCAACTTCATTACTAAACCCAGTTAGTCCACCTGATAATGCAATTATCTTTAATACTAATGCTCTTTGGAGAAATTGGTATAAGGATTTTAATAGATTAAATTTTCATTGTTCTGCCTATGATACTAATCATATCTCTCTAGATCCTAGTATTATAAATGAAATGAAAAATAATAATATTATTCCTAAAGATATAAATTGTGGAATGATAATTAACAGACAATGGTATCCAATAATTTAAAAAACTAAATACAAATAAATGAAAAAATCAGTAGTAATTTTATGGAGAAATGGGTTTGGAAATCAATTATTTCAATATGCTTATGGAAAAATAATCTCAGAAGAAAAAGGATGGGAACTAGTTCATAATGGAAAAGGACGTGCTTGTGCAGTAGATTTAATTGAGTTTGGTATGGTTAAAGACCCTCAGGATATAAAGAAAATGGACTCAACCCATGAATGTCAATTATTAATTGATTATAATAAAACACAAGCAGTTGAATTAGAAAATCCTCATAATTATTCCAATTATTTAGATAAAATTAAAACTTTTTTTCCACCTATTCCAAAAAGAGACCCTAATGAGTTAGTCGTTCATCTTAGATTAGGTGATAATGGATCTAATGTTTATACTCCTTTTGAATGGTATAAAAAAGCTATAGATGATAATAATATACAGTTTTCAAAAATGTTTTTAGTAACAGATGAACCTAATTCCTCTGATGCTTTAAAATTTCAACAACATTATAATGCTACAATTTTTTCAACCGCTACTATAAGAGACAATGAAGAACGTAAAAAAGCAGTTTCTCAAATAATGCAAGATTTTAATTTTATTAGACAATTTAATAAAATATTATTTTCAAATAGTACTTTTTCTTGGTGGGCTGCCGTTTTAAGTGGGGCAAAAGAAATTTATTTTAATAATGAATGGCAACCTAATCATTATAATGGGATGATTAAATTAGGAGAAACTAATTACCCTAATTTTAAAGGAATTTGCCCTTTTTCATTAAAACAATGAATATAATTTGTAATTTTAATTATTTTTTTGTATATTAATTAATAAATAAAAAATGGAAGATATAATTCAACATACTAATTATTTAAAATCTCATGGATTTACTGTATTAGAAAATTTTTTAAGTAAAGAAGAGGTTATTTTATATAAAAATTTAATAAAAGAATATTTTTCTAATAATAAAAATAGATGTAAGGGTTATGTTAAAGCTCCTACTTCTACTTTAAAACCTGATGGCATAAACGATCCATATTTTGAACCCATGAAGGGGATTTTTAGTAATTCTAGATTGATTGAAGTTATAAAAAATATTACCGATAATAAGATTAGATATGTACACCATTTTGATATTCATCTTAATATGCCTGGTGCTAAAGGATGGCATTCTGATGTTCAAAATATATATTATGATGGTGGGAAACACAATACTAAAGATAAAGGGGGAGTTTGGGATGAAGATGGAGAAAAATATGGTATATACAGAATGGCTATTTATTTACAGGATCATATAAATGGAGGAGGATTTTCAGTAATACCTGCTTCTCATTCAATCCCGGAAAATGAAAATAAATTATATAATAGGATTAATATAGAGCAATTTGAAGATCCTTTTTACATTCCTAGTAAAGCGGGGGACTGTATAATATTTGATGCTAGATTACTTCATAAGGGGGAACAATATTCAGGAGATAGATATGCAATTTTTACAGCAATTGGGGCAGATAATAAACATAGTAAGGGCCATGCTAGGGGGGCTATAGATAGACAAATAAGACAAAATTTACAGGATAAATATATTTTACAACCTTATATGAAGGATTTATTAGAAAATTTAAATATTAAGTATGATTATTAATGTTTAATAAGTTAAAAAATTATATTATAGATGATAATGAGATTGATAGGGTATTTAATGTCCCTCGATCTTTGGACTACCCAATAGTTAAAAATTCAGGTTTAAAACTTGATCAAATAGTAACTCGGATTAGGGAAATGAATGTACCTAGGTTAAACATTAAAAATAATCCTTCAATAGCTGTTATAGGAAATTCGGGAATTCTTTTAGATAGGGAATTAGGTAAAGAAATCGATAGCCATGATTTAGTAATAAGGTGTAATTTAGCAAGAATAAAGGGATTTGAAAAATATGTAGGATCTAGAACTTCTATAAGATGTATTGCAGGAAAATCTTTTTGGCATAATTTAAAAGATAAATTTGAAGCTTTTGATGATAATTTTATTCCTAGTTTAAATGAAACTTTAATAATTAAAGCTACCCCTTTAAATAATGCTATTCAGGGAATAGTAAAGAATTATAATTCAAAAAATACTATTCATTTTTTTACCAAAGAATTTTTAGATTATTGTAATACATTAAGTAAATCTCAAGATGTAACAATGGGTTTTTGTGCTGTTATTCTAGCATGTGCTTTTTCATCTAATGTTTCGGTGTATGGTTTTAATTTTTATAAAGAAAACAATTGGAATAAAAAACATTATTTTCAAAAAATAACTCCTTATAAACAGGGACATAATTTTAAACATGAAGAAGAATATTTTAATAAACTTGAGAATCAAAATTTTATAAAAATAAAATGAAATTAAATATAAATAAAAAAGCAACTGATGATCAAGTTATACAGTTATTATGCAACCAAAAAATAGTTTGTGTATTTGGAGGGGGATCCGAGTCAGGTAGAAGAGCATTGGGTAATAGAAGCATATTAGCAGATCCTCGAGATGAAAAAATGAAAGATATTATTAATGATAAAGTTAAACATAGAGAGTGGTTTAGACCATTTGCTCCTTCTATTCTAAGAGAAGATGTAAAAGATTGGTTTGAAAAAGATATTGATAGCCCTTATATGTCTTTTGTTATTCCTTTTAAAAAAGAAGTAAGAAATAAAGTTCCTGCCGTAGTACATTTTGATGGAACTGGAAGATTACAAACTGTAACTAAAAAAGATAATCCTTGGTATTATAATTTTTTAAAAAAGTTTAAGGAAAAAACGGGGGTTCCTATTTTATTAAATACAAGTTTTAATAATCAAGAACCTATAGTTGAAACCCCCGAACATGCTTTAAATTGCTTTATGAATACTAAAATAGATTATTTATATTTTAGGGATTTTAAAATATTGATTAATAAAACTTAAATATGAAAATAATAGGGTTTCAAGCAGGACATGATGTTTCTTATTGTATATTAGAAAATGGGGTACCTATAATCCATGAAGAATTAGAAAGATTTACACGTGAAAAAGAACCTTCTGGAGATGGGTTAGAAATGTTTTTTGACAATCAACCTAATTATATAAATCTTAGTAAGAGTAATTATAGTTTTTGCTATGGGGGGTTAGGTTATGAAAGGGGAGCATATTCTGAAAAAGCAAGAGATTTTAATAAAATGAGGGATATAATAAAAAAATCAAATGGAGAATTTTATGTTATAGGTCATCATCAATCTCATGCATCTAATGCTTTTTTTTCAAGTAATTTTGATGAAGCACTAATTCTTACTATAGATGGAGGAGGTGTTGAAAAAGGCAATACTGAAGATTGGGTTCATGATACTAAAGAACTAATGCAAATAGGGGAATATTGTGATTTTAGAAGTCAAAGTCCAAATATGGGGGCAGGTACTGTTGCTGTTACTTTATGGGAGGGGAAAGATAATAAAATTCATAGAATTAAGGCTTTTAATAACCATAAAGTAAATATAGGTAATTTTTGGAATGCCTGCTTAGTTCAGATATTTGGGTTAAGATGTGGGGGAGGAAAAGGTCAAGGTGGGAATCAGGCTGGAACAGTAATGGGAATGGCCCCTTTAGGAGATGGTAGTGCTAAATACAAGGAAATAAATAATCAATCATGTTATGAAAAATTCTTTAGTGAATTTAAAAAACTATATCATAATAACATAGTTTGGCCCAATATGTATTCTTATTTAAAACCTTTAACAGATTCATTTAAAAAAATCGCAGATAAGGGAGAACAGCATAAGTTTAATGTTGCTATGGGTTTACAACAGGCTACTGAATCAATTATAAAAGAAATATTATCAGAATATTTAGTTAAGTATCCTTATAAAAATTTATGTGTGTCTGGTGGAGTAAGTTTAAATGCTGTGGCTATGGGAAAAATGTATGATTGGTTTCCCTCTATAGAAAATATATACTGTGACCCTGTTCCTTATGATGGGGGGTTATCGTTAGGATCTGCCAGATATGTTTGGCACCATATTTTAGATAATCCAAGAATTAAATGGAAAAATAACTCAACACCTTATTTAGGTCGTAAATATTCTTTAAAAGATATAGAAAAAGCGATAAATAAAATTAATAACACATAGAATGAAAAAAATTATACATTATTATGATTTAGGGTTATATACTGGAGGAGAAATAGAAATGTTTATTAATATTTGTACTCGAAACAATTGGGATTATAGAGTATATGGAGTAGAGGCTCATCCTGAATATGCCCAATCTATTCATAATAAACATATAAATAATCCTAAGGTTAATATTTTTAATTATGCTATTTCTGAAAATACAGAAAAAATAAAATTATATTTAGCTCATGGTAATGGGGGACAAGGTAATTCAATCTTTAGAACTAAAAATAATGTAAATGATGCCCATTATGAAATCCAAGGAATCCCTTTTTCAACTATGTTAGAAAACTATCCAAATTTTAAAAATCAATTTAATATATTAAGATTTAATATTGAAGGAGCTGAATGGTATATGATAAATGATTTAATAAATAATAATTTACATAAAAATTTTAATATTATATGTGGTGCAGGGACTGATATTCATAAAGTAGGAGAATTAAAACCCTATTTAAATCAATATAATAAATTATTAGAAGATAATGGCATTAAAGTTTATAGGTTTTGTGATGTTTCTCCTGAAAAAAACCATGATATAGAAAATCTTATTCAAACACAATTAAATAATACATAAAATGGAAAAAATAGTAATAACAGGTGGATTAGGTTATATAGGAACTGAGTTATGTAAACTCTACTCGGGAGAAACTAGATATAAAAATATAATAGTAACGGACAAAAGATTTGTATCCGAAAGAGTTAAACAATTAAGAGATTGGGGATTTGATTTTAGACAGGGAGATATTTTAAATAAAGAATTTATTAGTAAATTGGTAAAAGATGCAGACATAGTATACCATTTTGCGGGTATAACTGATGTGGCATATACTAAATTAGAAGAAAAATTTGGTCAAAATGAATTAATTGAAAAAGTTGGTATAGAGGGTTCTAGAAATATAATTAATAATGTTTCTGGTAAATGTAAGTTGATATTTCCTTCTACTCATGTTGTTTATGAAGGATTTGATAAAACTGTTTATGATGTTAAAGAAACAGAACCTACTACTCCTATACTTACTTATTCTAAAGGTAAAGATACAACAGAAAAAGATTTACTTAAATCAAATTTAAATTATATAATATTAAGATTAGCTTCAGTATATGGGTATTCTACGGATACTATGAGAGTAGGAATAATGCCTAATTTATTTTCTAAAATAGCCTCTCAAAATGGAATTATTAAATTATTTTCGGGAGGGGTACAATTAAAAAGTTTAGTACCTTTAGTAGATGTAGCAAGATGTTTTAAATTTATGGCTGAAAGAAAAGATATTAAAAGAGAAACATTTCATTTATCAAAAGAAAATATGACTGTTAAAGAAGTTGCAGAATTATGTAAAAAGATAAAACCTTCATTAGAGTTAATAGAGACTAATGATGAAATCCCTAATTTAGGTTATACTATTTCTAACGAAAAATTATTATCAACTGGATTTAAATTTAGATATAGTTTAGAACAATGTTTAAAAGAAATGATTAACAATTGGTCTAAACAAGAAATTAGACCTGAATTAGAATATACAGTACAAGGGGGCAAGGAATATATTGATGAAAGGGGTAAAATTAGTAATTATGAGCTAACTGAACCTATTAATTTAATAGGATACATTGAATCTAAAAAAGGCACAGTTAGAGCTAATCATTATCACCCAATACAGGAACAAAAATGTTTATTAATTAAGGGAAAATATGTAAGTGTTATTAAGGATTTATCTAATCCTAAGGCACAAATTCATACTCAATTAATCCAAGAAGGAGATATTGCAGTAATTAAACCAAATGTAGCTCATACTATGGTATTTTTAGAAGATTCAATTTTCTTAAATTTAGTAAGAGGTGAACGTGAACATGAAAATTATGGGGTCACTCATACTATTCCTTACAAATTAGTTAATGAAAGGTTTAGAAAAGAAATTATATCTAATTATTCATCTATTGATAGAGCAGGAAAAAAAGGAAAACTTAGACCTGTAATTTCATTAGGTATGTCTCCTTTAGCTAATAATTTATTGGATTCACAAGACCAACCCGATGAGCTATACCCATTAGAAATGATGTATTGTCCCGAATCTCATAATTGTCAATTGTCATATATTGTTCCGGCTAAAAAAATGTTTGACCATTATCTATATGTTTCATCTACAGCTAAAAGTTTTAGAGATCATTTTAAAAAAGCTGCTAATGATTATATTAATGATTTTAAATTAAATACTAATTCATTTATTGTAGATATAGGTTCAAATGATGGTATTGCTCTTTTACCTTTTAAAGAAAAGGGAATTAAGGTATTAGGTATTGAACCGGCTAAAAATATTTGTAAAATAGCTAATGAAAAAGGAATTAATACTATTAACTCTTATTTTAATAATACTGTAGCTGAAGATATTATAAAAAACCATGGAAATGCTGACATTATAATGGCTTCAAATGTATTTGCTCACTCAGATAAATTAGAAGAAATAGCTAAATCTGCTTTTAAAATATTAAAAGATGATGGTGTTTTTATTGTTGAAGTTCAATATCTATTAGATACTATTAAGGATTTAACATTTGATAATATATATCATGAACATGTTAATTATTGGAGTGTTACATCATTAAATAATTTCTTTTCACGATTAGGACTATTTATCACAAACATAGACCATGTTGATACCCATGGAGGTTCAATAAGAGTATATGTTCAAAGACATATGAATCCTGCGTATATGAATTCTAAAAGCAATTTAGAAGAATATTTGCAAAATGAAAAAAATGAAGGTTTAACTGACTATACTACTTATTTAGAATTTGCATCTAGAATTGAGGAAGCGAAAATAAATGTAGTTAATAATATTAAAAATTTAAAAGATAAAGGATTAACTTTAGTAGGATATGGTTCACCTGCTAAAGCTACTACATCTTTAAATTATTATGGTATTACATCTGAAGAAATAACTTATATAATAGAAGATAACCCATTAAAACATAATAAAACCCTTCCAGGTGTAAGAATCCCTATATTTTCAAAAGAAAAAACACGGGAAATATTTCCTGATGTTATAATTGTAATGGCTTGGAACTTTATTAAAGAGATTAAAAATAATAATAAGGATTTGATAGATAAAGGAGTTAGATTTATATCTATAAAAGATTTACAAAACCCAAAATTAATATGAAAGTAAAAATTATAGGAGAAATAGGAATAAACCATAATGGTAATTTAGATTTATGTAAAAAAATTATAGACGCGGCGGTTTTATCTGGATGTGATTATGTTAAATTTCAAAAACGTAATCCCGATATCTGTGTTCCTGAAGAACAAAAAAATAAACCCAAATCTACTCCCTGGGGAGAAATGACTTACTTACAATATAAACACAAGATTGAATTTGGAAAAAAAGAATATGATGAAATAGATAAATATTGTAAAGAAAAAAATATAGGTTGGTTTGCTTCTGTATGGGATAAAGATTCGGTTGATTTTATGTCTCAATATAATAATTTAGCTAAAATCCCATCGGCTTTAATAACAAATAAAGAGTTATGTCAATATGCTAGAGAAAAATTTAATTATCTTATAGTTTCAACAGGCATGTCTACAGAAAAAGAAATAGAAAATTGTGTAAAATATTGCAATCCTAATGTTATAATGCATACTAATTCTACATATCCTTCCCCAATTAATGAATTAAATTTAAATTATATTACTTGGCTAAAAAATAAGTTTAAAAAAGAAGTGGGCTATAGTGGACATGAATTTGGGCTTGTAACTACTTTTGCTACTATACCTTTGGGTGTAACATGGGTTGAAAGGCATATTACCTTAGATAGAACTATGTGGGGATCGGATCAAGTAGCTTCAGTTGAACCCTCAGGACTATTTAAATTAGTAAAAGGAATAAGAGATATAGAATTAGCTCTGGGGTTAGAAGGAAAAGAAAGAGAATTATTTAAAAGTGAATTATTAAAAAGAAAAACTTTAAGGGGTAAATGAATTTTGTAGTTTTATTTTGTGTTAAAAATCAGTATGAAATGTTTGAAAATTTTCTTTTTAAATATTCTATGGATAACTTTAATAAAATTTCAATATTAATTTTTGATGATAATTCTTTACCTGAACAAAAAGAATTATTAAGGAATTTATGTCAAAAATATGATAATATTACCTGGATAAATCCTTTTGTTAATCAAAATGCCCAAGCCCCAATTTTTTCAGCATTCAAAAGTGCGGATAATTATTTATTGGATAATAACATAAAATCTAATTGGATATTATTTTTTGAAAATGATTGTTTTCCTTTTCAAAAAGATTTTTTTAATAAATTAAATCAAACTATTGACCAATATAATTTTTTAGAAAAAAAAGTAGGTTTATTTGGATTTAGTAATTATCAACATTATAATAATAGTAAAAAAATTAAAGCCCCAGGTAATCCAGTCCCAGGAAGAGGTTGTTTAGTTGATGGTATTTTGGATCCCCCTTACTCAGGGTGGTATAAGGATTTACCTGAGGATTATTATACAAGTGATTATTTTGTAATAGAGGTTCCAAATTGGCAATCTGTATGTGTTAATAGAAAACTATTTAGAAAAAAAATATCATTAGATGTTGAGTATAAGGGTAGATTATTAAATACAGACGACATAGCTCACCAATTTATGTTATATAATATATTTAATGTATGTTTTCCTTATCTTTCCGTTTACCATGATAGTGGTACCCTAAAAAATTCTATTAAGCTAATTAGTGATATAAATTATTCTAGAAGTACTAATGTTCATGAAGTATTTGAAGATAGATGGGGTTGGAAATGGGGAAAAAGAAATTTACATTTAAGATACCAATTTAAAAATGTTTTAGATAATTCTGATTTTTATAATAATACAATTCAAGAAAAATTATTTAAAATGCACATTAGTGAAGGACCTAAAAAAATAGAAGATTTTGAGTAAAAAAATAGTTTCATTAATAACTGCTAGAGGAGGAAGTAAGGGCATCCCAAATAAAAATATTTTAAATATAGGGGAAAAACCATTAATACAATATACTATTAATGTTTCACAAAATTCTAAGGTTAGTGAAACTTGGGTAAGTACTGAAGATAGACAAATAAAAGATGTAAGTGAAAAATGTGGAGCTAAAGTTATAACTCGCCCTAAAGAATTATCAAATGATATAATAATGCCGGATGCTGCTTTAGTACATTTTGCAAAAAATTATGAATTTGATATTTTAGTTTTTATCCAACCTACTTCTCCTTTATTAAAAAGTAAATATATTAATATAGGACTCAAGATGCTAAATAAGTATGATTCAGTATTTAGTGCTTATAAGGAACACTGGCAACCTAGGTGGACAAAAGATTCACAGCCTTATGAATGGGATATTAATAAAAGACCTCGAAGACAAGATAAACAAGAATTATATGTTGAAAATGGAGCTTTTTATATTACAACAAAAGAAAATCTTTTAGAATCTAAATTAAGATACAGTAAAAATATTGGCATAGTAGAAATGCCATATTATGAAAGTTTTCAAGTTGATAATAAAGATGATTTACAATTAATTAAAAAATTATTATGATAATAGCTGAAATAGGAATGAATCATTTAGGGGTATTTTCTTCTGCAGAAATTATGTTAATGGATTTATTCAATACTAAAGTTGATGGGATTACTTTCCAAGTTAGAGAAAAAGAATATTATGATAGAAATCCAAAGTATAGATTAGAAGATAAGGATTATATAGAATTATCTAAACAAATAAAAAATACAAATAAAAAATTTGGAATTGCTTTAGCCGATTTTCAAAAAATTGATTTTTTTGAATCTATTAACGTTGATTTTTATAAAGTAATTCGTAATGATATGGCTAATACAAAACTTATGGATAAATTATTATCTTTAAATAAAAAAATAATAGTATCCACGGGACTTAGCTCAGACCAAGATATTAAAATTTTTATGAATAAGTATAAAAATAATAAAAACATAGTTTTAAATCATACTCAATTATCCCATGAAATTAATGATTGTAATTTAAAAGCTATAACTACACTTAAAGAAAAATATAATTGTAAAGTTTCATATGGGAATCATTGTGATAATTTAAATACCCTATACATGTCTTTATGTTATTCTCCTAGTGATATATTATTTTATGTTAAGGATGGCAATTCACATTGGCCCGTAAAATACCCAGATGATGAACATGCGATTGCATTAAATGATGTACAAACAGTTGTAAATAATTTAAAAATTTTAAAACATGCAATTGGAACTGGGATTAAGACAAAAATAAAAAATAAAATATAATGAAAAAAGTTTATATAGGAAGTGCTAAACAAATAGGTAATAAATGTATAGAATGGGCTAAAAAAAATACTCCTAAAAATTTTCAATTAACTAATTCGATTGAAGATTGTGATATTTTTATTTCTGTATTATATGATAAAATTTTAAAAGAAGATTTTATAAAACAAAGACCCTGTTATAATTTTCATCCTGCCATATTGCCCGAATATAGGGGAGTTGGAGCTTATAGTTGGGTTTTAATTAATGGGGAAAGTAAAACAGGAACAACACTTCATTTAATAAATGAAGGAATTGATACTGGTGATATAATTGAAATTCAAGAATTCCCTATTTTGCCCCATGATACGGCTTATAGTTTACATGCTAAGGGAATGGAACTTACATATCAAATGTTTAAAAATTGGTATCTTAAGTTATTAAATAAAGATTTTTTAGTAAAACCCCAAACAAAACATTGTAAAATTTATAAGTATAAAGATTTAGAAAAACAAAAAAATATAACAAAATTTGTAAAAGCTTTTTATTTCCCAGGAAAAGAATCTCTATATTATTATAATAAAAGTGGAAATAAAGTGTTTATTGATATAAAATTATAAATTATGAAAAAAGCAATAGTATTAGCAGGTAGTAGAGGTATTGGAAAAGGAATTGCTGATTCCCTAGAAACCTTAAATTTAAATGTAATAAGAACATCAACTAAAGATTTAGATACATCTAATATAGATAATGTTAGTAAATTTATTAATAATAACCCATCAACGGATATCTTAGTATTAAATACAGGTGGTCCCCCTTCTCAAAAATTTAAAGATATTACTAGGGAAGATTGTGATAAATACCATAATCAGTTATTTTATGGTTTTTTTAAAATTTTACAAGAAATTAAAATAAATAAAGGAGGATATATTTTTTTAATTTCATCGTATAATGTTAAAGAGCCAGATGGAAAATTATTACTATCAAATGCATATAGAACAGCTTTTATTAGTGTGTTAAAATGTTTAAGTAAAGAATTTGCAAAAAATAATATTACTACTATTAATATAGCCCCTGGTCCTATTGATACCGATAGACTTAGAGGATTAGTTTCTGATATGGGTAAATTAGAACAAAAACTTCCACTAAATAGGGTGGGAACCGTAGAAGAAATTGGTATATTCACTAGAGAAATTATTAAAAATAATATTAAATATTTAAATGGGGTTACCATTAATTTTGATGGTGGTCATTCAAACTTTCTTTTTTAATGAATGTATTAATATCTTCAGCGGGGGGTCCGGCGGCAATAGGACTAATAAAATCCATTAGGGATTTAAACCAAAACCATAACATTATAAGTATAGATTGTGATAACATGGCGGCGGGGTTATTTTTATCTGATAAATATTATGTTATACCACCTATAAAAGAATTATCTAATCCCTGGGGTATTATAAAAGATATAATAATTAAAAATAACATTAATTGTATACTTCCTGTAGATGAAGCAGTTTTAGGTTTAATTTCAAAACATAAAAAATATTTATTAGATAGTAATATAAAAGTTTGGATATCTCCTTTAGAAACTATTAAATTATGTAATAATAAATTTAAATTTTGGAAAAAATTACATAAAAAATTTAATATGCCTTTTATAATTTCTAATGTTTTACAAAAACCCGATGAATCTTCTGGAGCTAGGGGTGTTAAACTAATTACTCCTCCTAAAGATAATCATTTATGGGAATATCTACCTGGAGAAGAATATACAGTTGATGTTTTTTGCGACCATAAAAGTATATCTTTAGGTACTATAGTACGAAAAAGAAATGGAATAAAAGCGGGTATTTCTGTTAAGGGTAGTATTATAAGACATAAATATTTAGAAAATAAATCAGAAAAATTATGTAAGTTTTTAAAAATACAGGGACCCTGTTGCATACAATGGAAAGAAGATAAGGATGGTAAACCTAAACTTATTGAGTGTAACCCTAGACTAGGAGGAGGTACTTATTTTGCTACTTTAGCTGGTGTTAATCCTGCTGAAATATATTTAAATAATATCAAAACTAAGCAATTTT